CTTAGATTTTCCTCTGCATGAGAAAAGTTGGCAAAAGATAGGTTTGAACAGGTCCGAAAAGAGGCGATATGGAGGATTATATTCTGACTTATTATCAGCAGATCAAAGACGGTCGCATTATTGCGGGCAAATGGATCCTGCTGTTATACGAATACATCATAAAGGGGCTCGAGGAGGGGCTCTTTTTTTACGACACTAAAAAAGCGCATCGCAAAATACGGTGGATCGAGAAGCATACGCACCATGTCAAGGGCAAATGGGCTCCAAAGACGATAAAGCTCGAACTGTGGCAGAAGGCAGCTCTCTCGTGTATGTTCGGAATCGTCGACAAGGATGGAAACCGGCAATTCCGCGAGGTGTTTATGCTCGAGGGTCGTAAGTGCGGAAAGTCGTCCCTGGCCACAGGAGTGATCGGGGCGATGATGTACGACGACGATGAGTATGGTGCGGACGTTTACTGCTGCGCTCCGAAGGTCGACCAGGCGGACATCGTTTATGATGCATTCTGGCGGTCGGTCCTGATGGATCCGGAGCTCAGTTGCATTACGAGTCCGAGAAAAGGCGACAAATATGTCGAAAAAACAAACTCGTCGATTCAGAAAGTACCGTTCACCGCAAAGACATCAGACGGGTACAATCCTCACCTCGTAGTCTGTGACGAGATCGCTGCGTGGAGTGGCGAAAAAGGATTAAAGCAGTATGAAGTCATGGCATCTGCTCTTGGATCAAGAGAGCAGCCAATGATCTTCAGCATTACGACAGCCGGATACATATCGGACGGAATCTTTGACGAATTGGTCAAGAGGTCGACAAGGGTACTTCTTGGAGACAGTAAAGAAACAAGATTGCTCCCGTTTCTCTATATGATCGATGACATCAATAAGTGGAACGACCTTAACGAGTTGAAGAAGTCAATGCCGAATCTCGGTGTCTCGGTATCGGTCGACTTCATGCTTGAGGAAATTGCAAAGGCGGAAGGGTCTCTGTCGAAAAAGGCAGAGTTTCTTTGTAAGTATTGCAACGTCAAGCAAAACAGTTCGCTTGCTTGGCTGCCGGCACAGGCAATCGAAGCGATTAGCGGAAAGGCGATAGATGTCGAGTCTCTCCGTGGGTCGTATTGTGTGGCCGGACTCGACCTGTCGCAGACAACAGACCTTACGGCAGCCATTGCTCTTATTGAGAAGGGTGGAAGGCTGAACGTGGTCGCGCACTTCTGGATGCCGGCCGAGAAGATTGATGAGGCAACAAGCAGAGACGGTGTTCCGTATTGGATGTATGTCAAGCGGGGATTCCTGAGTTTGAGCGGAGACAACTTTGTCGATTATCACGATTGTTATCAGTGGTTCGAGGAATTGGTCAAGGTCCACGAATTGTATCCGCTAAAGGTTGGATACGACCGCTACAGTTCACAGTATCTCGTCAAGGATCTCGAGGCCAGCGGGTTCCAGTGTGATGATGTCTATCAGGGTGATAACCTCTGGCCGGTTCTTCAGGAGATGGAGGGTCTTATCAAAGATAAGCGCATCTATATTGGAGACAACGACCTTCTCAAGATGCACCTGTTAAACGCTGCGATAAAGATGAATACAGAGCGAGGAAGAGGCAGACTCGTCAAGATAAATCCGACAGCCCGTATCGATGGAACCGCTGCGCTCGCCGATGCACTATGCGTCCGGCAGAAGTGGTTTGCAGAGATAGGGGCTCAGCTTATGAACGAATAGGAGAATTTTCATATGGGACTGTTCGATTGGATATTCAGACCGAACGAAGCAAAGAAGTCTGATAAGGCTCTTGAACAAGCATATACGATGTTTCGCACTTTGACGGCGTACCAGCCCGTTTTTACGAATTGGGGTGGAGCCATCTATGAGAGTGAAGTTGTCAGGGCTGCCATTGATGCAAGAGCGAGACATATATCGAAGTTGAAGGTCGAGACCATCGGCTCTGCGAATAAGTCACTACAGACGAAACTCAAGCAGGGGCCGAACCAGTGGCAGACGTGGAGCCAATTCCTCTATAGAACGAGCACGATACTCGACATCCACAATACAGCTTTTATCGTTCCGGTGTTTGACGAGCGCATGATCATCACGGGCATCTATCCGGTATTACCGACGAGGTGTTCACTTATCGACTACAAAGGCGAATTATGGCTCCGATATCAGTTCTCGAGTGGAGACATCGGTGCTGTCGAGTTTAGGAAGTGCGCTTTACTGACAAAGTACCAGTATAAAAACGACTTCTTCGGTGAGAGCAACGTCGCACTGAATGACACGATGAAGCTGATTGGCATCCAGAATCAAGGCATTGAGGAGGCTGTCAAGAATACATCGACGTTCCGCTTCATGGCTCAGATGGGCAACTTCGTTAAGCCGGACGATCTTAAAAAAGAGCGGGCGAGATTCACGAGGGACAACCTCTCGACTGAATCGGATGCCGGTGGATTTCTGCTGTTCCCGAACACGTACAAAGACATCAAACAGATTGACGTCAAACCGTACACGGTGGACGCGGACCAGATGGAACAGATCCGCGAGAACGTCTACAACTATTTTGGGGTCAATGAGGACGTATTGCAAAACAAAGCTTACGGTGATGCGTGGTCAGCATTCTATGAAGGCGCGATCGAACCGTTCGCGATTCAGTTTTCAGAGGCAATCACAAAGGCGATGTTTTCCGAGCGTGAACGAGCGCAAGGATCTCTGATAATGGCAACAGCTAACAGGCTCCAGTACATGAGCAATAACGACAAACTGAATGTCTCGAGTCAGCTTCTTGACCGGGGCATTTTTAGTATTAACGATGTCAGGGAAATATGGAACCTTCCACCTGTTGAGAATGGTGATTTGAGGGTTATCAGAGGCGAGTATTATTCGGCGGATGAAAAACTAACACCACAGGAGGAAACCAATGCCACAGATGAAGGATAGAGAATACAGAAACATGATCCTCGAAGTCAGAGAACTCGAGGGCAAGACAGGCGACGGAATGGTCGTCACAGGATACGCGAGCACGTTTAACGAACCATACACGCTGTACGAGGACGATGATTGGAGATTTGACGAGGTGGTTGATTCGAGAGCTTTCGAGGAAACCGACATGGACGATGTCATCATGCAGTACGACCACGAGGGAAGGGTGTTCGCAAGGATAAGCAACGGGACTCTTGCAGTCACACCAGACGAGAAGGGTCTGTTGATAGAAGCGGATCTTGGTGGAACAGAGCTCGGACGTCAGCTCTATGAGGAGATTCGCGGAGGCTATACGAACAAGATGTCGTTCGGATTCACCATTGATGCAGAGGACATTCTCGACACCAAGTCGGAGGATGGCAAAAGTCTCACGGTGAGAACAATTAAGTCTGTTCGTAAACTTTATGACGTTTCTGCTGTTTCACTGCCAGCCAATGACGCGACATCGATTAGCGTCAGGAGTCTTGTCGACGGAGAGATCGGCAGGATTCGAGCGGAGCGACTCGAAGCTGAAAAGATGGAACTCAAGAGACGAAAAATTAAGGCAAAAGCCGAACTTTTAGGAGGTCAGAAATGACAAGAGACGAAATCATGGTTCTCGATATCGAGCAGATCGAGGAGCGTTCCGCAGAACTTGTAGCGGAGATAGACAAAGCCGAAACGCATGAGGCAATGGATTCTATCAACGACGAGATCGCTGCACTCGAGGAGCGTAAAGCACAGATCAAACTCGAAATCGAGGAAAGAAAGAGGGACATCGAGGCTGTTGTTAAAGGCCAGGGCGATGTCATCGAAACAGTCGAGGAAAGGAAAGAAGAAACAATGGAAATCAGAAACAGCAAAGAGTATATCGACGCTTACGCTGAGTACATTAAGACCGGCAACGACATGGAATGCAGAAAGCTCACAACTGAGAACGATACCACTCCAAACGGAACCGGTACAGTTGCAGTCCCTGAGTTTGTTTATGACATAGTCAAAACAGCATGGGAAAAAGAGGGCATCATGTCACTCGTTCGCAAGAGCTATCTGAAGGGCAATCTCAAAGTTCAGTTTGAGATCAGCGGATCTGACGCAGCAATCCACGCTGAAGGCGACACAGCTGTTAGCGAGGAGACTCTCGTTCTCGGAATCGTTACACTCGTTCCGCAGAGCATCAAGAAGTGGGTATCAATCTCCGACGAGGCATATGACCTCAGAGGCGAAGCATTCCTCAGATACATCTATGATGAGCTTGCATACAAAATCGCAAAGAAGGCAGCCGATACACTGATCGCAAAGATCGAGGCTTGTGGAACAGTTTCCACAACTACTTGCCCGGGAGTTCCAAAGATGACAGCTTCATCCGTATCAGTTGGATCCGTTGCCCAGGCTATGGCACTTCTGAGCGACGAGGCAGCCAATCCAGTCGTTATCATGAACAAGGTTACATGGGGTGCTTTCAAGGCTGCTGAATACGCAGGTAGCTATCCTGTTGATCCGTTCGAGGGTCTGCCTGTCATATTCAACAACAAGGTTAAGGCATTCAGCGCAGCTACTACCGGTGAGACATATGCAATCGTTGGCGACCTCGGTCACGGTGCTCTTGCTAACTTCCCTAATGGTGAGGGAATCGCATTCAAGTTCGACGAGCTCAGCAAGAAGAAAGAGGACCTCATCGAAGTTCTCGGTCGCGAGTACATCGGAATCGGTGTCGTAGCAGCTGACGCATTTGTAAAGATCGTTAAGTAATTCGATTATCAGAAAGAGGAGGCGACTGATATGAGAAAGATACTGATCGCGGTCCCATGTATGGACATGGTATCCGCACAATTCGCGCATAGTTTAGCTACGTTGACATCATACGGAATCGAGGACACACAGATTTCCGTCTGGTTTAATCTCGGTTCGCTGGTGTACACGAGCAGAAACGAAATCGCAAAGAAGGCCCTACTCGATGAAGCGGACCTCGTAATGTGGTTCGATTCGGACATGGTTTTCAATCCGGACACGCTGATCCGTATGCTCAAGCACATTGACGCAGGACACGACATGGTCACGGGGGTCTATTACAGACGGACCGTTCCGTTTACTCCGGTGGTGTTCGAGGCTATGGATATCGACGATGAGAAACAGGAAGCAATCTACACGGAATACTCCGAGATACCGAACGAACCGTTCGAGGTTGCTGCCTGTGGATTCGGATGCGTCCTGATGAGAGCAGAGATATTCGTTGCGGTATTCGGTAAATTCGGAAACATGTTCTCCCCGATTGGAAACATAGGAGAGGACATTGCTTTTTGTTGGAGAGCGAGACAGTGCGGATACAAAATTCTTGCGGATCCGTCGATTGGTCTTGGTCACGTGGGGTTCAATATCTTCACGAAGGACTTCTTCAAAACATATCAGTTGCAACTTAACAGAAACAAAACGGAGCGGGGCGAATAACTCCGCTCCTGTTGTGAGGTAAAACAATGTTGACTTTGGCAAAGGTAAAAGCTGCGTTGAGAGTGAGTTCCAACAATCTGGACGACGAGCTGACAGATCTGATGGTCGCAGCACAGCAGGATCTCGGCATTGCGGGGGTGGTTCTTCCCGATGAACTCGATGAGATATGCAGTCGCGCGGTGATCACATACTGCAAAATGTCGTTCGGATTGCCGGAGGACTACGACAGGCTCAAGAGGTCCTACGACGAGCAGAAGGCTCAACTCGTCACAGCCACAGGCTACACGGAATGGGGTGGTCGTTGTGTATGACGGAATTGCTGTTCTGAAAGCATACGGAACACCGACGTTCGACACATACGGCAACGAGGTGGAGAACATCACCGAAACCACCGTATTCGTTCAGCCTCGCGGGGTGTATCAGTCCGAATTCTACAACGCTGCACAGCTCGGCTTAAAACCGTCTCTAACGCTTTTTATAGCGAATAAGGAGGACTATTCAGGACAGAAGGTTTTGTCCTACGAGGGGCGAGAATACAGCGTTATAAGGGTAGATTGGACCGCGCAGCGTGACGGAATCAGTTTGGTGTGCGAGGAGCGTGTTGATAATGGCTAAGAGTTTAGTAGCAGAAATTAATGAAACGCTCGACGACTTTTATCAGGCTGTAAGAGATGAGTTCGAGGGTGCTGCTAAAGATGTTGCGGAGGAAGCTGCTCAACAACTAAGGGCGGTACAATGGAAAACCAAAACAGGCAAAAACTATAGCCGAGGTTGGAAAGTAAAAAAAGAGCGTTGGGGGACGTACATAGTACACAACTCAACGAACTACCAGCTAACGCATTTACTCGAGAATGGTCACGCTGTTGTTAATGCTAAAGGTGACACGGGCAAAAGGGCAGCTGCTCATAAGCACATCGAACCCGTGTATGAGTGGGTCCAGGGCGAGCTTGAAAGAGAAATCCGTCAAAGAATCGAGAGAGGTGGCTAATGAGTATCTATCAGACATTACAAAGCACGCACCTGCCATGTGCTTATTCGCATTTCAAGAAGAAGCAGGAACCACCGTACATTGTGTATATCGGTTCCGGTCAGGACATCTTCGATGCGGATAATACGCACTACTACCGAAACAACACCTACCAGGTCGAGTATTATTTCACAACTAAAAACGAATCAAACGAGGCTGCTATCGAGAACGCGCTTCTCGAGAACGGCTACAACTACACAAAGAGCGAGGACGTCTACATCGAGGATGAGGGCGTCTTTGTTATTTATTATCAGATTTAAAGGAGACGAAAATGGCAAACAAAGTCGAATTCGGAATTTCTAACCTTTATGTCGGAACATACACAGTGGCTACGGATGGAACCGTCACGATGGGATCTCCATACCATCAGGCGGGTGCGGTCAGCTTCAGCCCGGACGAAAATTCGGATAAAACGGACTTCTATGCTGATAACGTGATCTACTGGAGCGGTTACTCCGGCGGTACATTCGAGGGTGATCTCGAGGTCGCAAAGTTTGACGACACATTCAAGAAGAATTTCCTCGGATATATCGAGAAGGGTGACGGTGGCCTTGCGGTGGTCAAGAACGCTGCTAAGCCTAACGTATGGATCGCATTCCAGGTCGAGGGTGACGCTGAGTCCCGCAGGTGCATCATGTATAACTGTGCGCTTGGTGGAATCACAAGAGAGTATGCAACCATCGAGGAGTCAAAAGAACCGGCAACAGAAACTATAGCGGTTACTGTAGCGGGCGACAATGCGACAGGTATTTCAATGGTGTCTTATAACCAGACAGCGACAGGATACTCCACTCTGTTCACTAATCCACCTGCTCCGACAACAACCTAACTTAAACGGGGCGGGCTGAAACGGTCCGCTCCTATTTTATTTTGATAAGGAGGCGACATGGAAAAAGTCATCAATATTGGAGATAAATCGGTCACGCTGAATAACTGCGTAGCGTGGACGATGGAATATAGGGACCAGTTTGGCAAGGATCCGCTCGAGGCTCTTATGCCTCTGGCAACGTCGCTCATTGAAGCATTAACGTCTATCGTGAACGAATCGGGAATAAACGGAGAAATCAACCTCAAGGACATCTCGTCCGCTCTCGAGGGCAGGGCAT